GCAGAGGGCGCAATATATGGCGCATCCATCGCAAAGCTTCTCGCGTAAACTCGCTGACTTTAATCCCCAACGGCCTGTTACTGCCGCATGGTCTCTTGACTACCTCCCGGTAAACGTCTCTGTAGTATTTGGGCAAGATAAGCGAATCATCGGCTCCCGATCTTGGATGTTTGAGACCTTCGTTACTGCATTAACTGAAATCTCTCACGCATTTCCTTGGTCCGTTGGAGTTCACTGTGTAATGTGGGCTAAGCATGATCCCGACACATTCAAAGTTTTTCACGATGCCGGAATTTATCCGCGCGTCGCTCTGACACCTTCAGACGCTCTCATAACACAAATCACTTCCGCCCTTCTTGAATCCGCAACCATAGACTTGGAAATCAGAGAATTCGAACCAGAAGGCAATAACCTTCTATTGATCGAGGCACTCAACGGATTCGCAGCAAGGGAAACTAATCTTAACACGTGGTCTCTCAACGGCGTTACCGAATACCACTATCTCACTCGCGCCTTTGAAACCTATGCAGTATGGCTCGACCAAAACAAATCAACGCAAGAGTGGGGCAAAGCAATGGATTACACCAAGCATGACCGGAGCGTTATTTAATGGCGAATAGAGCGCAACGCGACGAAAGAGACTTGCTCGCAAATCTAAGAACGCAACTCAGACAATGCGTTGGCTTCGAGGGGGATAAACTCGCAAATGATCGTATGACGGCATGGCGCTATTATTTCATGCGGCCGCGCGGCGACGAAGTAACAGGCAGAAGTAATGTGGTCTCTGGTGATATCTCTGCTATGACTGAGGCAGTTTTAGCACAAGCGGATGACGCATTCTCTACTGATAGGCTTGTAGAATTCGAGGCGTTTAGTGCGGAAGATACAGACCAAGCGCAACTCGAATCCGATACGGTTTGCCAATTTATCGCGCGTTCAAATGGCAAATGGCAACTACTTAACGCAATCAAAAGCGCCTTACTCCTGCGTAACGGTATCATTAAAATATGGGTTGAGCGGAAAGAGAACACAGAACGCAAAGAGTACATCAACGTCACCCTTGACGCGATTGCAGAACTGGCAAAACCAATCGAAGGTATCGACACAGAAATAATCGACTATGATCCTGAAACTGGCGACCTAATTCTAGACGTAACATCCTATACACAGAAACTTCGCGCTAACGCTATTCCAATGGCGAACTTCATTTATCCTGACGATTGGAATTCGATAGACCTTGCAGAATGCCCCTTCATGGCAGAACGTCATTACGAGGAACGCGCCAAACTCATTGAACGTGGATTTTCAAAAGATAAAGTAGATAAAGTCAGAACGTCAACATCTGACCCCGCAATAGACGCGCAAACACAATCTCCTGGCGGATTTTCAAACACTCGAGCTGGACTCGATCACTCTCAAGATCGCGTAGAGTGGTTCGAAGCGTGGTGCTACATGGATGACGGTAAGGGGAAGTGTCAACGTCGTGTAATCTCATTTGCTGAAAACGTAATCCTCGATAACACTATCGACGATCTAGTTCCCTATGCCGGCGGCTGTGTCTTTATCAATCCTAATCGCTTCACAGGTATTTCCCTTTACGACAAACTAAAAACCAATCAAGACGTAAACACAGGATTGGAACGCGCCCTTCTTGATAACGTAAACACAGTCAATAAGAATCGCACCGCTTCATTCGACGGTCTCGTCAACGTAGACGATCTTTCCGACGGCCGCACCAACAATAACATTAGGGTGCGCTTTGGCGTGGTTCCCGATGTTCGACAAGCTATCACCGCTTTTACCATTCCAGATCAATCGGCCGGAATTCTGTCCAACATTCAAGATCAGCGACAACGGCGCGCAGAAATGGGTGGTGCTGCTCTCACCCTAGCAACCGGAGAAATGCAACTCAACGACCGCGTCGGCTCGCAAGGTATCGACCGCGCCTATTCAGTAATGGAACAACTAAGCGCGCATATGGTAGGCAATGTCGCAACAACGTTAATCCGTTCGATGTATCTCATTGCACACGAAACGATGCGACGTAACTTTGATTTTCCGGTAACGATTCGACAAGGGGGACGCTGGACTAGCACAATACCAAGTCAGTGGCCCAAACGCGAGAATTGCGTGCCTAAACCTGGAATGTCGCCCGGAGAACGAGCGCGTAGAGTAGCTACTTTCCGCGACATGATGACTGGGCAAATCGAATTGGCACAGAGCGGAATGGACGAAGTTTTGGTAAGTATGGACACTTTCTATACAACGATGATGGATTGGGCACGAACAGCCGATATCGACAATCCCGAACGCTACTATGTTGATCCCCGATCACCGGCAGCACAAAAAGCTATGGCAGGGAAACAGAAGCAAAGCGGAGAGCAAGCAAAAATGCAAAATCTCCTGATAACACAAGCAATCAAGCTTGAACAAATCCGTAGCGCAGTAGACAAGTATCGAATCGATGTTGAAACGCAATTCAAGTATTACGATGCAAATCTGACAGCACAAATCGAGGAAGCAAAAATCGTCGGCAGTGCAACGACAGACTTTCTTAAACTAATCCATACACCACCAAAGGGGGCTAACACTAATGGCAAAGGAAACGGTAGAGCGGAAGAATCAAGCGAAGCAACTACAGGAGAATCCGCTACTACCTGAAATACTGAGGGGCATGAAAGAGCAGACCGCACAACGTTGGGCGGGCGCTGCTGATATTCAGCAACGCGAGGCGGCATGGTATTTTAACCAATCCATTACTTCGCTGGAATTTTCACTTGATTCTACCATTAACGCAATTATCAAAGCGGAGACGCAGGAATGAGCGAGAGCCAATCCGATAACCCCCAACACGCCGATACTTCCGTTGCACGAATGGAAGCGGGTAACAACGATCCAAACAACAACGAGCAAATGCGCAAGGCGCTCGATATCCTTGCTGGTCGCGACGTTGAACCTGACGAACCCGTAGAGGGGCAGGAAAAATTAGAGCCGAAAGCTAAAGGAAATAAACCTCTTAAGACATTCGCAGACGCAGCGGAGAAACTTGGTATCAGTGTAGAAGATCTCTACAAGCTTGAAATAGCAATCGCCGAGGGTAACGACTCCGAAAAATTTAGTGTTGGTGCGCTTAAAGATTCAATGAAAGAACGCACAGACCATAAGATAGAACAAATCCGTTGGGGCGAAGAAAAAGCACAGCAGGAGGGCGAACTCATGCGCGCCCGAAACGAACTGTCGGAGATGCTTTCTCTACTTCCACCTGGCGCATTGAAACCAGAAGTAACTGCAAAGATTCGCGAGAAGCATGACGCAACACTCAAGCTTGAACGAGAAAAAATCTTTCAAGTCATACCGGAATGGAAAGATGAAACAAAAAGAGAGGCAGACCTAGGGTCTATGCGTGATCATCTAGATCGCTCAGGCTTCCCAAAAAACTATCTAAACAATGTGTCAGACCATAAAACCTTCCGATACATTCGCGAAAATATGCTGCGAGAGCAACGTATCACGCAAGCTTTGGCATTGGTTAAACCCAAAGCGCCAAAGGGAAAACAAGCGCCATCTAACAGTGGTTCAACTACCCGAGGGGCTAGTAAACCAACGATTGCGCAGAGGGGCAATACCGCCGAGGGGCATAAGATTAATCAAGTTAAAGACGTGCTACGCGGATTGTTACCTAACACTTAGAGGATTTAAAAATGGCTGCACCAGCAGACTATTGGGACGAATTTGATCTTAAGGCGCTCGTTGCTGGGGGACTAGTAAACGAGGATGTAATGCAAAAAATTTGGGATATAAGTCGTATCCCACTTGTATTTTCAGACTTCGTTGGCACAGATACGGCTGATAATAGCTACACTGAATGGGTGCAAGATTCACTTGCAGCGCCAAACACAGGTAACGCGGTAGTGTCTGGTGCTGACGTTTCGGCTCCGTACGACTCAGCGACATCGTTGGGAAAGCGTGTTGGCAACTACTGCCAAAACTCGATCAAGACTATAGCGGTAACTGAGCGTGCACAAAACGTTAGCGTCGTCGGCGGTGCAGATGAATTTGCGCGTCAACTCATGATGCGGCAAATGGAATTGAAGCGCGACTTAGAGGCAATTGCGCTCTTTCCGCAAGCGTCTGTAGCAGACAACAACAACGCTACTGCTGGTAAAGTAGGAACGTTCCCCTCGTGGCTGGTAACGAATGCGCTCTTTGGTGCTACTGGTGCCAACGGTGGATTCAACACAGGCACGAAATTGGTGGTTGCTCCTACTGCTGGCACTAAGCGTGCACTGTCATTTGATGGTCACTTGAGAACGATCATTGAGACGACGTACGTTGCAAACGGAGAGCCGACAATTCTGATGTCTGTCGCAGGCGTCATTAAGCGTCTGAACACTTTCCTTCTGTCCACTGCGGGCCTGCAATACACTGCTAACCCTGTAGCGAACATTTCAGGTACCGACCCTGAAAGCATGGTCTCTCAATCTTATATCAACATCATGCGTACCGACTTTGGGTTTACGCTGCGATTGCTCTCGAATCGTCTGCAACCGACCTACAGCGTAACGCAGGCAGACGTATTTCTGATCGATCCGACGAAAGTGGCGTTGGCTTACCTCAAGCCAATCGTTACGAAACCGTTGGCTAAATTGGGCCTCGCTGATCGTTCAGAAATTTCGACCGATTGGAGTCTGAAAGTCTACCAAGAAAAAGCGCATGGTGTGGTTCGTGACATCGACCCCACTGTAGCAGTGACTGCATAGGAATATATGGGTAATGGCGGCTCCGAACTAATGTCTTGGCTGCATGATATTGGAACGGCAGGCGCGGTAATTTTCGTTATGTTAGTCTTTCTGCGTTACATCAAATCTAGGGACGATACGATGGAAAAAGCACTTGATAAGATGACAGACGCATTCAACGCACTTGCTACAGTTCTAAAAGGTAAGTGAGGCCGTTGAGGGGCGACTAACAGCCCCTCTATTTTCTAACGAGGGAATTATGGCGCGTACACTTTCTCAATATCGAATGTTTGGCTTCCCTAGCGGAACCAAGAAAGGCAATAAAGAACGCCGCGAAGTATTGCAACGCAACCAAAGTTTGCGCAACCTAGCAAATCCGTTGGGACATCAAGACTGGGGTTCCTCAGTTCTCAATATCCCGGAACTAGACTTCTATGTTCTCTGCAAGAGGTATCCCGATTTAATGTCACCAGACGCGGAAATAATGACGCGCGCATACGAAAAGTTTCTTCGCTCTCCAGAGTCAGAGCCTTACCGTATACGCAACACAGATAGACGCGGAGTCTTGCACCCTAATAGAGTCGTTATCAAATGATTAAAACCGAACTGGCTTCGATGATCTTAGACGTAGCACATAGACCAGACTTGTCTACAAAGACCGATATGTTTATTAGGCAAGCGGAAGAAATGATTACGCGCGGAGTGCGCGCCATTGAGCAAGTCACATGGGGTGCGTCGTTTACTGACGCCGACAGAACGGGAGTAGGACTCGCGACCTATACATTGCCTGCTACCTTTCTCGCAGAACGGGTTTTCTGGAATCCCGACACTAACAGAAGTCTTCCGCTCGAATCCAAAAGTCTCGGCGAATTGCGTAGCATCAAGGACACTGCGTCCGTCTCCTACTACAGCATTCGCGGAACTATCATCGAGTTTCGTGGAACGCCAGGACTAACGACAACGATCCTCTTCGATTACTTCGCGCGACTTCCAGTTATCGGCGCCGTAGACGCCGCCAACGTTTTGCTTAATGCGCATGAGGAACTTTATCTGTCAGCCGCACTATTTTTTCTCAAGCGATACACAGAAGATTTTGATCAAGCGCAAGCTTACTCCGCGTCCTTCGAAGCGGCTCGCGACAAAGTCAATGAGGCAGCAATGTTTAAGTTAGGATCGCAAAGTCAGGCGCCTGCATATAACTTTATCTCTAGAGGATCTTTCTAATGCCACTCGAAAGTGTCACGCACATATCAGACCTAACCATAACTAACCCTGCTGGTACTGATACGAAAGCGCAAGGGGACGATCATATTCGAAACATTAAGGTAGCGTTGAAAACCGATTTCCCTGCTATAAATGGAGTCGTTAACGCTTCGCCTGCACAACTCAATCTTCTAAATTCAATCGCTGCTCTAACAGTTCTCGCAAACGCGACTAACGGTGCTGCCGCCCCTACTGCTGTAGCTGCTGGGTTAGATGGTCAGGTAATGAGACGCAGCGGTACTGCTCTAGTTTTCGGCACAGTAGACTTGGCTAATGCAAATGCAGTAGTTAATTCGCTACCACTTTCGAAAGGGGGCACAGCAGGCACAGACGCGGCGACTGCTAGGACAAACCTTGGTCTAGGATCGCTATCTACACTATCAACTATTAACGGCGGTCTTTGGTCTGGCACAGACTTAGCATTAGTAGACGGCGGCACTGGCGCATCTGACGCAGCGACCGCCAGGACAAACCTGGGTCTAGGATCAATCGCTACCTTTCCGCTGACCATATCAACGGCCGCACCTAGTGGTGGTTCTAATGGCGATCTTTGGTTTACGCGAGACCCATAGAAATGACCGCTAACATAAACGTAGGGGGGACGTGGAAAAACATTTCAAAGATTTCCGTTAACGTCGGAGGTGTCTGGAAAAATGTCACCACGGCATACGTCAATGTGTCGGGAACGTGGAAGAAATTTTTTACCACATTTGTTTTAACGCTAACAAACTATACCGGAATAATCACGGGAGGGACGTGCGGACAATCCGTCAATAGAGACGGAACTGTTACCGATGCCGGAACTGGTAGCGGCGCGGGTGTCGATTGGGTAACACCTAGAAACTCGACCATTGGAGACTCATACGAAGTTCGGTTTCATAAAACTAGTGGCGGTGTTTTGTCTGGTGCCGCTCAAGATGTATGGTTAGCACTCAGCACTAACAGAGTAATCACTGGCCCTTCGAGCTTAGGCAACGTATCAGGCACCATCGAAATAGGATTGGTAGGAACTTCCACTGCTCTAATCTCTAAAACCTTTTCCTTTACTTGGAGTCCTTAATTGCCGAAACAACTATCACGACTCCGCCCCTCTAAGGGATTGGCTTTCGATTTACCGGCATGGGAAACTTCGCCAGACTTCTACTCGCGCCTTTTTAATATCGTTATCAGATCAGGATTCCCCCAACGCATTGGTGGCAAACGCAACGCATATGATCCGCCGACAGTAGCGCCTTACCACGTTTTCAATGCACCACAGCTAGGGAATAACTTTTGGCATTATCAAGGCATTAATCACATGTATGTGGTGACTGGACTCACCCATACGGACATCACCATATTAGCTGGGCTAACCAATATCGCGCGGCCCGCTCAATGGTCTCATGCAATACTAAACGGAATTCCTGTATTCAATAACAGCATAGACTTCCCGATGTACTGGGCGGGACTAACAGCTAACAAAGCGTTGGCTCTTCCAGGGTGGCCCGCGAATACATCGGCCGCGTTGATTGCACAACATAAGTTTCATTTGTTCGCCCTTAACATGACTGTTAGCAGCGTAAACAATGGTAGCCAATTTCTTTGGTCTGACGCTGCATTACCCGGAGCGATTCCGGCATCGTGGACACCCTCAGCAACTAACGAAGCGGGTAGCGGGCAATTATCGGAAACACCGGGAGTAATCACAGCAGGCAGAAGCTTGCGCGATTCTTTTATCATCTACAAAAGCAACGCTGCGTATACAGTTGACTATGTTAAAGGTAACGATAAGTTTGTTACTAAGCTTCTATGGTCACGTGCAGGCGCATTATCTTCGCGTGCAGTAGACGATGCTAACGGTTTTCATGTAGTGGTAACTGAGGGCGACATCGTAATCAACGACGGCTACAGCCAGCCAAAGAGCATCGCTGAGGGATTGGTTCGACGATTTTTATTCGATCAAATATCAACGTCTAACTTTGATACGCTGCAAGTCTTGCACGACTTTGTTAATAACGACGTTTGGATCATGTTTCCCGAAACGGGAGAAACATTTTGTACGATTGCTCTAGTCTACAATCTTGCATCTCAAGCGTGGGGCGTTGTCGATCTAGCCGACGTTGCTTACACTGCTATGGGGATCATAGACGATACTTCGCCAGGCACCACATGGGACACAGACGCTGGGTTATGGGACGACGATTTAACGACGTGGAACGAATCAAATCTAACCGCCGCAATCGAACGCATGATGCAAGCGCAACCATTAACTACAAAGCTTGTAGCGTTCAATACTACAGACCTAACAGTTTTGGATTCGCTCATCGCCAAATATTCGATGACGTTTGGCGAGCCCGAACGGATCAAGTTCGTTAGGCAAGCGCACATAAGGGGCCGTCTGTTCGGCAGTCTCTTTATGCGTGTTGGCTACCAAATGTTTCCCGATGATGCTATTGCGTGGTCTGCTGAGGTAACGATCACTGACCCAGGGCAACCAGTGCCTTTGTTTACGCAGGGTAGATATATCAGCTTCGAGCTTCGAGGTGCTGACAATGCTGTATATGATTTTACTGGCGTGGACTTCGAAGTGGAAATGCGCGGCTACTTCTAATGCGGTACTCACCTAATCAAGTTCCAGATCAGACGGATTGGAACCTTAACGCTTTTGTTGGCAATGAATTAGCTAGGCTTGCGCAGGCGTTTCGAAATGTTGAAAGTGATACGCTAACAGCATCGTTGGGGGGCAGTAGATTTGCGCCGCAAGTAATTGTTTCCGACTCTAAGACTGTTGTTCCAACATTGTTTGGTGGCAGTCCTCCACTACTAGCTATAGAAACAACTAGTAATGTCCCTCTGTCTTTGTCTAGTTATATACCTAATGGACAAGCGCCAGCGTTAGGATTTAGACATAGCAGAAGTGGTACTATTGGCGCTCACACAGCTGTTATAGCGGGCGATTTTTTAGGGCAAGTTTTATTTTACGGTTCAGATGGAACAGATTTTTCTGTTAGTGCGGGAATTATTCCAAGCGTTGTTGGTGCTGTTTCCTCCGGCATTATACCAGGACGAATTGCTTTCTTTACCACAACAGCGGCTGGCGCATTTAGAGAAGTGTCTGCATTCGAACCTGACGGTAGACTAAATCTAACCCCTTCGGGTGGCGGTTTAGTAAAACTTGGTGCCTCTACTCCTGGCGGAGGCCTGGATGTATCTTTAGATTTGTCGGCTAATGGTTCCGGCTCTTTTGCTTTTATAGGTTTTCACAACGCGAACTTCGCTGCTAGACGTGGATACATTGGGCATGATCAACTTAGTTTTCAAATTCAAAACGAAATAAATAGTTCTCCGACGTTCTTTACAATTAAAGATTCTGGAGGAACACTTCGAACGCCTTTGGCCGTCTCTAGTGTTGGCGCTGCCACCGCTATTGGCTTTCAAGGAACGTCGGCAATTGCAAAACCAACGGTAACAGGTTCACGGGGCGCCAATGCGGCGTTAGCGTCTGTACTTACCGCGCTAGCTAATTATGGTCTCATCATTGACAGTTCAAGTTAAGAGGCAGGCATGAGCGACAGAGTATCATCGTTAATAAACTATCTTCGTGATCTTATAGAAAACGCGACCGCTTTGCAGGCAGAGAAAGCACAGCTATTAGCGGCATCAACGCGCATTCCCATAATCAACGCGACCATATTGGATGTTAGAACGGACGCGCAAACGGCATTAGATAGGCTAAACATCTTGCAAGGCACAAGCTTAACGTTGGCAGACATGATCAAAAACTTTTCCATTCCTGGGGCACCATAATGTTCGGAATCGGCGGCTCTAAAAGTACCACCACTAGTACTAGCAACGCCCTTAGCAGCGACGTTAGCCAAGGTACTAGTTACTCGCAAAGTGGACAGAACGTATTCGGCGGCGATCTCTACTCTATGCTTTACGGAGGCGCAGCCGATGCTACTGGAAAAGTAGCGGCTAACCTTCCGACGTTCCAGGGGGACGCGGCGACTCTGTTCAGCGGCGGAAAAGATTTCCTTTCGCAATTGCAGGGCGGCGATGCTGGTAGTAATTACCTAACGGATCGTTTGAGTGGCCCCGATGATATTCTACAAAGTCAAATTGGCGGACTAAGTTCAGACCTAAGCAAATTTTACAATGAGACTCTCCTGCCTGGAATCACTAGCGATTCTATAGAGTCTGGTAACTTTGGCGGCGGCCGTATGGGAGTCGCGCAGGGTGCCGCTGCTGGCGAAGTAGCCCGACAGTTTTCTCAGGGGGTGACATCTTTACGTTCTTCGAACCAGCAACAAAAGGATGCCGCTGCTGGCGTTCTTACCGGCGCGCGAACGAATGCTGTGAGTGTTGGCTTAGGTGCTGGTGCTAACGTCTTAGGTTTGGCGCAAGCGGGATTGACTGCCGATGTATTACCTCAGCAATTACTCGCGCAAATATTGGGTGGTCCTACTACGCTGACAAGTTCGCTCGAAGCTTCACAGAATACTTCTAGCGGTACTTCTACTGCTACCAGTAAGTCTAAGGGGAAGTCTGGCGGATTCAACTTCACTACTGGCGGCCCGTTCGGAGGATGATATGGCAGACAAAAATAATCCTGTTGGTTACGGCAGTACATCGGAGAGCGCAATTAGTGGCGGCTTAGCGGGGCTGTTAGCGTCTACGGTATTTGGTGGGCCTGTTGGTCTAGCCATTGGATTGGGTGCTGGGCTACTCTCGGAGAAAATGCGGCGAACTGCTATTGATGTGGCAATGGATGATCAGTCAGCGATTCAGGATTACGGATCGAGCATTCAACAGAGCATGTCTAACTCTGCTGATTACGTACATAGGTATGGCGATCCAAGCGGTTCAGACGAAGTACAGTTCAAAACGTTGAGCGATCATGTGACACGCGCTACTGCACTAAGTCAGCATTTTAACCAACAACTACGCGACACTGGTTTAAAAGAGATGTCGAGTGCAGACGCTAGCTTAGGTGCGTTTCAAAAGGATCTTGAGAGCAGGACGCAGGTTAAAGCTGACAGAGAATACGCGACGTTGAGGCAGGGTGCCGAGTATTATCAAGGGATCATTGATAATCATCAAGATCAACAGCGCGCTTTGTTCTCGAAGGTAGAGCAGGCAAACAATCAAGTAGGAACACTTGGCCCCGATGATCCACTAACCAAAGCTTCGATGATGGATCTAGTTAATATGAATCCACGCGCGGCTAATGCCGATGCATATCAAGTATCGGGTGGTTTACCTTTTGGTATTGGAAACGTTTCATTCGATGTTAACCAGTGGCACCCAACGCCCGATCAAGCCTATAAACTAATCGCTAGCATTAGAGAAACTACGATCAAGTCTATGGGTGATTACATTGCAAGCGTTACTGACAACGCAAAGCAACATGGCTATACCTTCGATGCTACTCCTGACGGAATCAAAGTAGGAAACCAAATTCTAAGCACCATCCAAGATTTTCGCGCTACCCCTGGCGTTACTGGTGGTCCTACTGGTAGTGGATCTAGCGCCCCAGCGTCTACGAATCCTGCCCCCTTAGGACCAGCGTTTGATAAAGCAAATAGCGCGATAAGGGGTGCCGACTATTCAGCATTTACCAATAAACCCGCGCCAGAAAATTCGGCGATTAATAACCCGTTGATTCAAGATGTCGAGAAGAAAGGCAGCGAAGCCATTAACCAGACAATGCAATTCATCCATCGCAGAACTAATCGAACCAAGAGACCAACAAATTGAAAGCTCTTATCTTGCTAACAGTTTTACTAGGGGGCTGTGCCAACGATTTTCAAAAGCTGGTAGAGACCGCTAAAGACAATTGCCACACCACAATAGACGCGCAAGTCAGTGCAGGCATGACTGGTATCGGCGGTGCTGGACACTTTCAACAGGAATGCTGGCCCATCAAACAAACAATGACGGAGGCACCCAGTGCAAAACCCTAATCCGAACTATGGCAAATTTCCTGCGATGCACATTGCGGAGAGTGCATACAATCGCATAATGAATATGCATGCGGAACTGCTTCCGCTTACTAATCTGGCGTTGCCCCAACAGCAGGACAGAGGGGTACCAGAACAGCGGATTGGCGATCTAGCGGGCACTCCGCAAGATACTTCTGTAGCGCCTGCGATGCCTGGAATAGAGGGCGCCGATCCTGCTGTACAAGGTGCTGCACTCGACGAACAGTTAGCAATGGGTGGTGTTGCTGGTGGTACTGCTGCACCTGCTACCGCTGCTGGTTTACCCGCTGCTGGTGATCTTGCTGGCATTGGTGCTGCTGGCGCTGCTGGTGGTGCGGCCGTTGGTGCTGGTGCTGCTGTCGCTGGCGAAGCGGTCGCGTCTGGTGCGGAATTGCTGCCGCTGTTGGCGCTAGCATGAGTCCAGATCAATGGCGCGGAGTTCAGTTCTTCAAGCGCGAAGAGTTTCTATGCCCCCATTGTGGCATCGAGGATATGCGTCCCGCTTTCATGCTGGCATTAGATAACCTTCGAATGCGTCTAAATATTCCCATAGTGATATCGTCGGGATATCGTTGTCCGCAACATAACAGAGTCGTTAGTGAGACTGGACTAACTGGGCCGCACACTACGGGCAATGCGGCCGACATTCGTTGTAGCGGAATTCAGGCGTACAGCATCTTAGGCGTTGCTATGCGTATGGGATTCGAGGGGATTGGAGTGAAGCAAAAGGGGGACATGGGGGCTAGGTTCCTACATCTTGACAATGTAATATCGGAACTTCGCCCCAGGGTGTGGAGTTATTAGGAGTGGCTTACTATCGTTGCCACCATAAGAACTGCGCCGATTGCCCAGGAAATGAGAATTACGCGAATTAACAGAGTCGCGGCTCCGTAGAATTTTCGTTCTGGTTTAGTGTAATCCATATACTTCTCTGTTGGTGGTGGATCGGGAAAATCTTGTTCTGGTGGATAAGTTTTGTTCATAGGTTTTGCGAACCGTCCTGCGGTCCTCCTGCTCTATTAGTTGAATTTCGGGCACGATCACAACGCGGGCATCGCTTCCATTCTTCGGCGTCATAGGCGTTACCGCATACGCATGGGAAGATGTCGCCGCCGGTTTTCGCTTCTAGGTCTGCAAGGTTTTCAGAGTCTTTCGGGTCCTCAAGGTTTTCAGAGTCTTTCGGGTCCTGGAGTTCTTTCTCGATGTCTTTCTTAGCCATGTTATGAATCCCTTTGATCGTTTAGTTCGTCTGCTAGTTCTTCGTAACCGTTCTCACGAAGGTAACGAATGCGCTCATATATTCGAGTTTTATGTCGAAACCTTTTCGGTGCTACCTTCGATGCTTTCTTTGCTGTCGATCTTTGTCTTGGCATATTCCTTCAGCCATTTTTTAGCCGCGTTGTTTATCAACACTCTATGATCTTCCGACGGTATTGGCTTTCGATTGCTGGTGAGCATAGCGAGCGAACTAATCAAGTCAGCAGCGCCAACAAACAGCGACGCCTCCTCTATCGTGGTGGTTATTAACACATTGCCTCCTGTTAAAAAGAGGGGTGTTAGTCCCCCTCGTGTGAGCATAGCGAGCGAACTAATCAAGTCAGCAGCGCCAACTAACAGCGACGCCTCCTCTATCGTGGTGGTTATTAACACATTGCCTCCTGTTAAAAAGAGGGGTGTTAGTCCCCCTCGATCAGTCTTACCGCGTTGCCACGGTATAGAGTTTCGGAGCGTTCTGCCCTTTTTTCGCTACACCTAGCCCATCATAGGCGATGTACACTTCCGTTCCTTCTTGAATAGTATCGAACAGAGCGCGAAGGCCCGCCGAATCCCATACGGTAAAACGCTTACCGTCGTCGGTCTCTACGTCGCACACCCGCGCATCTTCCATCTTCTTTCCGTGCTTTACTTGGATGTTGCGAGCTTTGCCCCAGGTACCGATCAGTACAGGCATTGCCTCGACATCCCACGTCTGTGCGAATCCTTCTACGCGCGTGAAGCCACTAGGAAGCCCGTTTTGTGCGCTTGCGCGTTTTGGGACCACTTTCTTTTTCGTCGCCATTTTCTATTACCTCTTCGTTAGCTGCTGTTCCCGCAATCGTGAATTTTGCAGCAATACACTCACGAATAACGGCAGTAATTGAAATGTCACGGTCGAGCGCATGTTGTGCGATCTGCCGATACAATTCTCGTTCTAGCCGTAGGGGTACTCTTTTAACACCATCATCGGACATAGCCTACTCCTAGGCTTTCAGGAAAAGAGGGGCCGAGGGCACCCCGATACTCTATTCCGTTTTTGTTTGCTCACTCGCCGATTCGTCTGCGAATTCGAATGCTGCAACACCTTTGCTGGTTTTCGCCAATTTGTTATCTAGCGTGTTGATTGCTAGAACAAGCGCCTTGGTGATCTGTTTCGCTTGACTGGGAGTGTAGCTATAGCCTGCACCCGACAGATTTTCCAACAGACTGATCGACTTCAGCGCACGAGCAACACGGGGCTTTGCAACTTTGAGAAATTGCGCGGCTTTTGCTGCTGCGATTGCTGCCTTTTCGGAACTGGTTTTTTCTACGCGAGTACCACGATTACCCTTAGCCATTTGTATTACCTTCATTTGGTGGAAATAATACGGGTGGCATGTACCAACGGCCATCATACAAGCGACTAGCTACCATTGTAAAAATCAATTTACCGCGCTTTTGGCCTACTCGCTTTACCCAAACATTCCAAGCAGGCCGATGTAAATGCGGTACTTCTTTTACCTTCAGCATATCTCCTGGCTCTAAAGCCAAAAGAATGTCTGCTGCTTCTATAACCGTCTGCAATTGCCTTTCTCCGTAGTGTCTTATTGACACAACTGCATTCTTGCATATTGGCACCTAGGGTGCAAGGCCTATCGGCCCGATTTTGAGCACCATGTCACGCGTTTCGAAGTTATTTGGGATTCGAGCCCCTTTACTTTTCATTGATTCTCTGAGCTGGTTCGGCCGCGTCGTCTGGTATTTGCGGCGGTAACCTGCAACTAGTTCTTCGAGGGTATAGACCGATGACTGGAAACCGTGGAGAGCGTACTTGGAAATTAGTTTGTTTTTAAAGTATTTGCTGCTGATCGTGCCTTCTGTATCGGAGTAGAGAATATAAAGTTTATTACGAAGCAAGAGCAAGTCTCCTGACGTCTCATGTTTGAGTTCCCCCAAACCCTTAATTGTTTCGTTAGTCTTATTGAAAGACGTGAGCTTACGCGCCATAGCTTTGTTGTTGGGAGCGAAAATTCCGTCGGTAGCTGTGTGTATGGCGTTAAACGAATGCTCGATATCGTGAATGTAGTTTCGTGTATGCGCGGTGATGGCGCTCGCGATAAACGGATGGTACATTCCACCAGCTTCGTAGATTGTTTCGCCTGTTGTTTCATCTTCTTTTCTCGTAGTTTGAATGAATTTACCGTATAGCGAGTTCAGTACTGTTTTATACATATAGCGATTGACTGGATTAGTCGCCCCTTCTTTACGTTGGTAGAAGTCTGTGACGAAACTATGAAATGGGGAATCGTGACGATCTTTATGATGATCATAGAAGTAGCCGCTTATCGAAGTTAGTTTTACTTCGTCGGCTTTGATAGCTGCGTTAAGGTCAAATGAGTTAACCCAAATTTCCTTAAACGCTCCTCTAATAGGATTAAAGGAACGGTCAAATAGAGAAGGGTAATTACAATCGCTCGTAATGCCAGAGATAAGATATACACCAAACTTAGCGACACCATTGCTATAAGTGCGTTTATCGCTCGCTTTAACTCTAGCTTTTTTATAAAGGTCTTCATTGCTAAAACTCGGAAGTTGGGACATTGAGTATGGATAGGCGCTTGAGATATCTAACGATGCTACGTTGGTGTGCCACATAGGCGAACTGTTGGGGATCATGTTGTTCTTACCGCCGTGATAAGATTGCTGTGCGCCCAACATAATTTCTTCTGACGGTTGCTCTAAGGTTCTCCGTAGGAAATGCTTACGGAAGATTTTCGCCGCCATATGCGCGAGTGTGAGTGACTGAGATATATCAAACTCAGAATGGAATCCCTGTATAACTTTGCCAAGGTGATAGCTAACTTCGGCGTCGCGCATCGCATACGATACGAAAGTTTTATCACTACGACTGTAGTTTTTGGTGCCGAGTCCGATTGGTTCTTTGAGTTTCGGTAAATGCGGGCAAACCAAATCGGCCGCTTTCGCGAGGGATGTTTGAAACCAGAGAAAGGAATCGAGAAGATAGATAGTCGTTTTTCTACTTGCGTTGTATATACGACAAAACGATGGCGCACCATGTACACCGGTAAAGTTCCACGCTCCGACGTTGAAATCGAATCCATTTCGTTTGATTAACTCCGTATGCATCGGCCAAAGAAGAGAAGGTAAATCAAACTTTAGATTGTGTGCGTACATGACGTGGAAAGTTTTGCTTTGAAGCTTGTCTATGTACTTGATGAATGTCGAGAGAACGTTGTCTTTATTGACCATGAAGAGATCAGATTTAGTTCCTAGGTCTTCTGTATAGAATTGGATTGAGATAGGCGGACCACTGTTGGTCTCTGTGTCCCATCCCCATACATAAGTGTCTATGTAGTAGTTAGTCATCGGAGCGATGCCGTGTTTAATCCAAGGTGCTAGTAAGATGTCCCGCAAAGCAAAAGGCGTTTTTAGCTTCCTCGGGATTCTGTACCAATCCGTCTGTAGCCCATCCGATGAATTCGCAGACTTCCCATTCAAGGTACTTTCTCATTTCTAGTTTTAGCACTCGGTTAATCTCGCGTTCGATTGGATTGATTAGCAGTTTAATTAACTCGCACCATTGCAAGTATGTTAACTGTTTCTTTGCGGTAACTTGATAAACACTAGGTACGAACGTTCCCTCAGATGAGCGCATGATGAAAAACAAACGAACGATATCGGTCTGTTTATCGGCTCCACTTTCAACCACTCGGATGTGGTCATCGGAATTTCGCTGAAAGAAACGGAACCAATGCAGGTAGAGCATGGTGCTGGTAAGTTTGGCGGATGAATCGTTGTAGTAGTTGATTCGTTCATAACTTGTGCTCATTGAAACCAATGCCCCAAGGCGTCATGGTGCTTCACGATGTAGACTAGCACGAATGCTAACAGCACAACTAAGGGGAACATCCATAGCCGTGGATACTTGGTTCGCATACCTTCGAGCGCTTGTGGTTTGATGCGTCGGTCGAATTCGTTGTTACGTTCTTCGTCATTCATTCTTTGATGCCCCTTAGTATAACTGTTAGTTAACATTCGCTCCTCATCATGCGCCTGTTGATCCACCTGTGTCAACACCTATTTACCCCTTGATGTCAATGCACAAAGGT